TTGGCAGGCTATGGCCCAGGTCAGACACGCCATTGAGGGTCACCTATGCCAAGCAGTAGCCATGTTTCACGTGAAACTTACACTTAGAACGCCCCTGCAGTGTGTCATAATATAAGCATGGAAGATAAATCTGCTGAGATTATTGATATTAGTACTCCTAGACGGAGAGACTTTCAACGCTGGAGGGCGGAGCGTAAAAAGAAGCAGCGTATCAAGGGTTCTGAGGAACACCAAGAGCTGATGGCGGAGAACTTGCGCAAGCATATGGCGGAGCAACAGCGGCAGATACAAGCTCACAGAGACATGCTATCTAGAAGCCTTACTGAACGACCTACGAATAGAAATAACAGTGCCGCCCAAGCGGAACAAAGTAATGTTGTTCGCGTAGATTTTGTTAATAAAAAACGTCTATAATAAACTAAACGAAGGATTGATTATGAGCAAGGCAAAACAGAGAGCTGTAAAAATTGCTAGTGCAATTGCTGGCGGCGAGTTTGGTAGACGAGCCGGTAAGGGTATGGCTAATCTTATTGCAAAAATCGCTATTCCTGACAATATTGTTAAAGTTGGAGAGCGCAAGCTAGGCCCAGATAATATTAACGAGGGCCAGTGGGTCGATGTTCTCCACAACACTGCTCAGCACGCTCAAAATGTGGCTACAGGACATCTAAGCCCTACTGCACAAGTAGCAGGAGCAGTGTTTGGCGCGGTTTCTGCCGGACTTATTGCTAGAAAACTCACCTCAGACCGTCCGACTGCAGAAGAAGACCCTAAGATGGGTCCTCAGTTTAAGTCACGCAAGAAGTAACCTAAACTTAAAACGCCCCTGTAGATTAGGGTACTAATTATGGCTGAAGAGCGCATTGAACCGTGGGTAAGAACATTTGAAGCAGAAAAAGGCGTAAGAACCGGTAAGACTCTTCAAGTGGGACACTTACCTGGCTCGGTTGGCACTTGTGGCAAGTGTGGTAAAAAAGTCACACTATTTGACACCGGTTGGTCTCACACCCAAAATAAATCATCTGATACACACCTTCGTGGCGTAGAAGTCAACGTAGACTCAGACCCAGAGCTAACTGGCAGCATTACTCCAGAAAAATCTAAATCATTCCTTAGAAACGTTAAAGCTGCTGCAACAAGGCGAGCAGCGTATAAAGCTAAAAACGTACCTGAAATTCCACCAGAAACTGAGCCCGAGGCTATTTCTACCAGACCTTTGGGTACTTTTGCTCACTGCTCTAACACTAAGTGCCACAAAGCTATTATTGTGGTCCAACACCCAACTGACCCTACTAAATTAATTTGGGTCCATAAAAGCGGTCCAGTGCACGCAGCGCCAATTGAAGACGCTAAAATTCCTAAGACGACTATCAAGCTGCGTCCAAAGACCGATGAAGAACGCGAAGCTCTAAAGCGCACTAACATCGGCCCTACAACTATTGACCCAAGCAGCGGTGAAGTAACAATCCCAAGGCGCAAACCTAAAGTCAAGTTTGACAGGTCCGCTAGAGAGCTACTAGAACTGGCTCCAGAGCGTCCAGAAGAGAAGTTAGAGACTGACCCCGACTATGTGACGGCTGAAGGCAAAATCGCCTCTACGGGCTTCACAGACGCTGAGGGTAACATAACTAAGTTTCCAAATGACAGCACGATAGGTGACCGCCTAAATGCGCAGACAGTAGCCTCATTAACTAAGGCTAAACGTGGCGGTATGGTCCAGTCTTTGATTCTAGGCGGTATTAAGCACTTAGAAGAAGACCATCCCTGGGAAGACATCATTAAGCCTGAAAAGGTTGATACTAGACAGAGTGACTGGAAAGGCCAAGGCGGACGAGGCGTAGATAGTCTATTTGCCAAGAGAATACCTGAGCTCACAGACATTGCGCACTTCCTTAGACAAAAATTAGACCCTAGTCATGAGTACGAGTACGAAGTACACACTACAAATCAGTTGAACAATAGGACTATTGGACTGAGACGTCGTCTAAAGTACTGTACTAAGTGTTCTCCAACAGTTTTAGAAGATGGCTCTATACCAAACGCTCGTTCGGGAAACCGTCGTCAAATCCAAAACCCCAATCAAACCGTACACCGTCCTGATGTTAAAGAGCTCCCACAAGGAACAAAGCCAGAGGTTAGAGTGGGTAAAAACGGTATGATGACTACTCGTACACGTGCTGACAGTCGTGGTGGTCGTGCTATCTCTGGTCTTAAGCGTCTAATGGGTTCTCTTGAGCAAGGCTCTAATGAAGGAAAAGAGTAGGGGCGTTTTAGCTTAAAATTTGCTGTGATAGCAGAAAAAGCGCCGCCGTTGAGGAAAATATGGAAGCTAGTAAACAACTACAAGACTATGTAGAGGCTGTCAGAGCTAGAAACAAAGCTCGTAATGATATTGATACAGCTAAAGCTAATGGTGATGCTGATGGAGAATTGGCCGCTAGAAACAATATGAGAGATGCTTGGAGTAAGATTCCGGGCCTCTACGGGCAACTTGAGCACGAGTACGCAACTAACTTCCACCAACTACCTGTTGATGTGAACGCCTACCATCTTCTAAAGTATGGCGAGAGCTTTTAACAAAGCTTGACAAGATAACTTTTTTTATCTAATATAGAGATAGACACGCCAATCGGGTGTCTATAAAACCCTTACTGTGCTACGGGCAGTAAAAAACCACACGAGTGGATTTAGGACAGATTCCTAGAAATGCTCGTGAGGTGCCCCAACACAGTTGTCGTCTAAGGAGACAACATGTTCGATAAGCAACACCCAAGTAATTTCAACGAAGACCCATACAAGTCCCGTGGTAAAGCATACCCAGAGCGCATTACAAGCCCTCATGACCCAAATAGTGTATGGAAAAGTACTCCAGCGCCAAAGCCAATCACAATTGCTGATTTGTTTCCGCGCCTAGACCGCCTTTCAATTGGTTGGTCTCCAATCCTTGAGCAACTCAGGGAAGTAACCCAAAACAAGCCAAGCTATCCACCATACGACATTGTTTCGTTAAAAAATAACGTAAACCTACTCAATGTTGCTGTGGCAGGCTTTACCAAAGAAGAAATCACTGTGTCTGTTGAAGACTCTGTCCTGATTATTGAGGGCCAGAAAGAAGCAACACAGTTGGGCGACGTTCTTTACCAAGGAATCGCTACTCGCGACTTTTCTTTAAAGCTTGCTGTAGCTGAATATTGGGAAGTTACCAATGCTCGTCTGGAGCATGGTATGCTGACAGTTCAGTTTAACAAGATTCTGCCTGATGAAAAGAAACCAAAAGTTATTGACATCGAGTAGTATTGAACTAACTATCCACCATATATAAGGAATACAAATGCCGCTCTATACGTATAAATGTAAAACATGTGATATTAAACAGGATGTTCATCATGGTATGAACGATGCTCCTGATATCTTGTGCGTAGAGTGCGGTGAGCCGTGCATTAAGATTCCAAGTGTAGGCTCTGTAACCTTCAAAGGTAGCGGATGGGGTTCTGACTAATGATTCCTAAAGAAATTAAAATCGGTACCCAAATCTGGCTGATTGAAGAGCATACGTCTAAAGAAGATGGAATGCTTTACGAAGACAACTATGGTTATACGCTTGAGCGTATGAACATGATTGTTGTAGACAAAGAAGCATCAGATACCCGCAAAAAGCAGGTGATTATGCATGAAGTTCTTCATGCTATTCGTTTTACCTTCTTTACCGGAACTAAGATGGCCCCAAAGCTATCCTTTGAAGATACAGAGCACTATTTCATTGGTATGTACGAAGAAACACTACTTATGGTGCTAAAAGACAACCCAGATTTGTTAAATTATTTAATAAGTTGACAGGTTGATACCCTACCGCTGATGTGGTAGGGTATTTTTATAACTTAATATCGCTTCGACAATAAACGCCCCAAGTACTAACGCAAGGAAAGGTAGGGACGCTAAATGAAAAAGTACATCATTATAGCCAGCGCGATTTTAACCCTCGCTGGCTGTTCAGCATCTATGGCTCACGCTGTAGTTGTACCGGAAAACCCCACTAACATGGTGGATTTAATTCATACGGAAAAGATTATTCGTAATACTTCCCATATGAAACATGTTGTGCACTTCTTGGAAACTCGTGTAGGAAGAACTTCTTACGTGTTCTCAGGTGCCAGTCCTAGTGGATGGGACTGTTCTGGATTGGTCTATTGGACTTATACCCAATTTGGATACAAACTACCACATTCGGCTAACGCTCAGGGACATCTAGGAGTTCGCGTACACACCCCAAAGCTAGGCGACATCGTCGTGTTTGCTTATAAGGGAAATACAAACTTCTATCATGCAGCTATCTATATTGGTAAGGGAAAGATTATCAATGCAAATAGCGGCTACGGAACTACGGTTATCGAACCACTCTCGGACTTTAAAACGAACGAGATACGGTTTGTACGTGTAGTACCGACTATATAAAGTCAGCCCCGTTACTTACACAGTAGCGGGGCTTTCTTTATGTCATACTATCTGTATGTCCAAGAACAACGAGTTTGAGCTACAGAAGCCCTTGCACAAGCGGGCTGATACTGTCGTATTTGACTTAGACGGTACAATTGCTGACACCATGCGTTGGGAGAAGCACCACAAAGGCAAAAAGGGTAAGCACCCTAAATTTGCTCAAGAGGCTCTAGAAGTTGGCGTAAATAAGCATATTCTTCGTGAAATGCAAAAAGCCAAGGACAAGGGCGAGGCAGTAGTCATTCTAACGGCTCGTAGTGCCCACTACAGGGAAGAAACCAAGAAGTGGCTACACAAGAACGATATTCCATATGACGGCCTTGTGATGCGTCCTACGGACGATACAAAGCAAAAAGATAAAAGCCTAAAACGTGAGCTTCTGGAAGAGGACATCCTTCCTAGATTCGATGTTAAAGAAGCATACGACGATAAGAAGAAAAATCGTAAGATGTTTGAGAAACTTGGTATTGATGCCAAAGGAGTTAAATAATGAGCAAGTGCGGCGAATTTAACACAGGTACTGCGTCTCGTGGTGATAGCGCCTACGCTATTCAAAAGTCTACTGGTTCTTCAACTAACCTAAATGAGTTTGAGGGTCCTGGAAACAAGGACAAGAGCCAATACGGTGATTAATCGTCAAATAACTCCTGCTAGAGCTATGGGTGAGTACGAAGGTATGAACCCTAACTTTGGCAACAATTTGTCTGGAAACATCGCCGCTAATAGCCGAGTTACTTATCCAGGCACTGCAGCTGTAGATACTGCTGGTGAAGATGCTTGGCAAAACTTTCCAGCTAGGGTAATGACGCAAGCTGCAACATCTAATCCTGCATTGATGGACCCAGGTTCAAACCTGGATGCTGTCAATCAAAACATGTCTCTTGCACAAAGAGCAGGGCTAGATGGCAACATTGCTACTGGAGACCCACAAGGTGTGGGTTATATGGCCAGCGGCATTTAAAAAAATAAAGTAATCTATAAAAGAACTACAATTCATATATCATTCCTCCACAATACCGATATACAAATCTATTTTTGAGGAAAAGAAATGAAACTTTTTGGAAATGTCATTCTTCGAGTTCTTGCAACGTTCGTTGCGTCCGCTCTTGGTGTTATCGGTGCTGGTAGCCTCGGTGGCGTACCTGCTGCCACCGCTGCTTTTGTTGGCGGTATTCTGGCTGTGGCAAAAGTAATTGAAAAACTTTCTCTAGCGTTCCTAGAAGACGGTAAGCTGTCTCAGAACGAAATTGATGCTGCGTTCCAGCAGAGCGTTCAGTTGAAGGGCGTAAAGCCTGAAGAGACTCCTGTTGCTGCACCTACCACTGTTGCTGAGGCAGTAGCTGAAGAAAACGCTGGTCCTACAATCTAATGCGTGGTGTGCGTAAATACGCAGCACTATTCGTTCTCCCACTATCGGCACTTCTTCTATTGGGCATCACTAGCCCAGCTATGGCTGACAGCACTACTGACTACAACAACAAAGTTGCAGCTGCTCAAGCTCACCTTGCTGACCTACAGCAACAACTACAGACTGCCCAAGAAAACTTGGCTAGCTGGCAAAATTCTTCTAACGCTCAAGCAGACCAGATTAATGGCGCTCAAACTACAGCCACTCAAGCTAAGGATGCTTTAGCCGCTGCTGCAGCAGATTACGCCGCTAAGAAAGCTGCTTACGATTCGTTGTACGCTCAAGAGCAAATTGCTGAAGGTCAGGTTGCTCAGGCAGTAGCCGCCCTAAATGCCGCATCTGACTCTGTAGATGGCACGTATGCTTCGTATCAGGCTGCTATGGCAGCCAGCGATGCTGCACAAGCCGCTGTTACACAGGCTCAAAACGACTACAACACCAAGTTGATTACTAACGGTGGTCAGGCTAACGCTGGTCTAGTCGTAGATGTCTATACGAACATTGACCGTTATGGTAACCCACCTTCACGCTCAACTACCGCTTACACGTACTGTAAGACAGTAGTTTTGCCAAACATCGACTACAACTGGGGTGGCGGAGACATCTTCGGTTGTGGTGGTGACTTCGTAATGCTTCACTACCACGGCTACATCTCATACAGCACTAGCGGCCGTGTGTACTTCCAGGCTCAAGCTGACGATGGTTTCTACATGCAAATCAACGGTACGCAAATTATAAACGACTGGTCGCTAAAGGGCTGTTCGGCAAACTCTACTGGTTCGTTTGCGTTTAAGGCCAACACTCCTTACGCTATCGACGCTTGGTACTATGAGTGGGGTGGCGGTGCGTGTTCTACACTTCAGGCCCAGCCTTCTAACGGCTCATGGGGCGTAGTCCCAGCAGCCCAGTTTACTCAGCAGGCAACTGTTACTCAGACTAAAGACCCTGCACTAAAGGTTGTTCTTGACCAAAAGACTGGTTTGTACGTCCAGGCAGTAGCCGCTGAAGAGCGAGCTAACCAGGTTTACTTGGCTGCACAGAACCAATACGACAGTTGTTGGCTAACATACGTAGCTCAAGGCCAAAGTTTGAGTGCTCAACGAAACCAATTGACCGCTCAGGGCAACACAGTAGCTGATTCGGAAAACTCATGGCAGAGTGCAAGCGATGCTAAGGCAGTAGCTGACGCTAGTTTGCTGGACCTACGCAACCAGTATAACTCTGTGTTCAAGGCTATTCAAAATGCCAACGACCAGGTTGATGCCCTAGTGGCGGCAGTAGAAAAGGCTCAGGCTGACCTACAGGCTATTCCACTACCATCAGCACAATCTATGCGTGTAGGTAAGCGTACTAACGTTCACGTACTCGCAGATGGCGCATTTGTTCCACGAGGGTTGTTCACACCAACCCCAAAATAATAGCCCCAAAGGTGTTTCCTGACAACAACCCAGTTGCGTCAATTCCGTTGTTAGGAGCCGCCTTCCAGGGGCTATCGGATGCGCTAAACGCTTTGGGTAACATCGGAGCAGACCTACCGCCTGCTGTGCGTAAGAAAGCACAGAAGGTAGTAGTGTCAGCAATCATTGTTACACAAGTAGCCACTCAAGCAGCGGCAACAGCAGTAACGTCAGCGGCAGCCGCCTCTGGCTCCACTTCAACACGAAGGAAACAACAATGAGAACATTGCAAGAAGCAATCGATATCTATAAATCATTCGTAGGTAAAACCCGTGCACAACTCGAGGACCCAAAAACTGGTGCTCCTTGGTTGAAGGGCAAGCCTCACAACTACTTTGACTGCGCATCGGGTTTCTCGTACGCATCAGGTATTGGCCGCGACATCTACTCATGCGGTACTTGGGTACAGCACTTCAAGAACGACAAGACTTGGAAGACCACTGGCCTACCAAAGCGTGGCGACGCAGTTATCTTCTCATGGGATGGTCTAGGTATGCGCCCAGACGGTGGTCAACATGACCACATCGGTCTATGCGCTATCGATGCAGAGCCAGGCAAGGACATCTACTACTTGTCGGCTGACTCAACTGACGCTCGTATCGTGGACCTACACCACGTACCGCTAAAGTTTGTGTCGGGCTATGCAACCATTCCTTGGGCACCAGCTAAGTAAATGAAGTTTCTTAACGACCTTATCGGGCAGATTTGGACACTGCTCGGTATGTTCGTTGCTTGGATTGTCCTAGAAGGCTCTGCTAAGGCAGTAGTCGGATGGTGCATACTTGTATCACTTATCATCTGGATAATTTCTTATCCCTTGCGAAATCACGATGAATAAGGAATACTAGAAGAGCACTTGCAAAAATAACCCATTTCGAAAGGAACACTATGTCAGACGACATCACTCCAGAAGTAACCCCAGAGGTTGCTCCAGTAGTTGACGCACCAGTAGTTGAAGAAGCTCCTGTTGTTGAAGACGCACCAGTTGAGGCTCCAGTTGAAGATGCTCCAGTAGCAGACGACGCTGACCTTGACGACCTATTCGAAGAAGTTGAAGCTCTTGAGGACGAAATCGATGAACTCGAAGACGAACTCGACGCTGAAGACGACGCTGAGTAATAACTTAATATGCTAAAGAGAAAGCCCCTGTCCCCTAACAACCGTAAGCCTAAAAAACTTATTGGTGAGCTTAAGAGGGCGGGGGCTTTTTCTAATGCAAACAGAAATGCCGGTAGAGAGCTGGCAAGTGTAAGAACTATTTCTGGTAGAGGCCGAAGTGTTGATGGCTCAACAGGCGGACCAACCAGAGTTGGAAAAAAGCTTAGATAATATGGACGTACAGATTCTATATTGGGCTGCCGGAATAGTAACGGTAGGTACCGCACTGGGTATGCTTTGGCGACTTCTAAAGCCAATTTGCAACCGAGTCCACCTTGTCATGGATAATATTGACAACTTTATGAGAGATTGGGCGGGAGAACCCGCAGCCCCTGGTCGTTCCGCCGTGCCAGGTGTGATGGAGCGCTTGAACCGTATTGACGGTGAGTTGAAGCGAAACGGCGGCTCTTCTATGAAAGATGCTTTAAATCGAGTTGAACGGAAACTCGAACAGATTGACGCTAGACTTGATGATGGCGCAAAAAGATTTAACGAGATAGAGGCAAATATAAAATGATTGTTCCTAAATTTAATGAAAAACGAATTGCTAGCCCCGATTCGGTAGCTGACCCAATAGATAAATTGGTTACCCCTACTGCAGAAAAAATTGACGCCAAGCGTAAAAAAGATGCCGAGACTATTAATGCACGTATGAAACAAAAACAGGAATTGGCTGAGAGTCAATGGGCTGCAAAACAAGAAGCCAAGAAGAAAGCAGTAAATAGCCAAGATAAGGCTGCTAAGTCGTACATAAACAAAGGAAAAAATCTTACTGCTGCTCAAAAAAAGCAAAATGAAGCCGCTAAGTCGTATATGTCGTATGACCCAACTAAAGTTTCAGTTAAAGTTAAAAGCACTAGTCGTAAGCCTGCAGCTAAAACTGGAGTTAAAACAAAAAATCCAGTAAATAGCTCTAAAGTATCTGGTCAGTCTGGTGGTGCGGCTGGTCGTCCAAAGACTAATGCTGGTACTAAGCCAATTAAGCCAAATACACCGTCTACACCTAAGACAACTGTAAACAAGACTGCTTCAAGAAACGTGCGTGGAGCTACAAAGCCACCTACTGTAAAACCAGTTGCAGCTGTTACAAAGCCTGCGGGTGTTGGTAGGCGCAAGAATGGCGCACCTAGGTCTAAGTAATATTTAGTTTATGCTTTAAATTTAGCAAAAATAAGGCAATCTAATATAAGACCAAGGAGTTTATATTATGGCTATTTGCGCTAACTGCAGCTCAGACGCACTATACGTATATCAGGTTAATTCTGTATACGGCATCAACTATTGCCAGCGTCACCTTCCTTCGTTCCTATCTCGTGGCCCACAGCCTAACCTTTTTGCAGCTCCTGTGGATGAGCCAGTAGTAGCTCCTGTTGAGGAAGCTCCAGTAGAAGAAGCTCCAAAGACTAAGAAGAACAAAACAGTAGATGACTCTACTCCGGTGGCAGAAGACTCAGATGCCACTAATTCGTAAGTTTGCCGTTCAAGGACACGCAGTCCCAAACGGTTATAGCAGTCCTCGTGGACCGTTTCCGCCTGAGATTTTCGCGCAGAATCCTCGGGCGTATGACGAATCATTTCAATCCGACTCCTTACCTGAAGCATTTGATGATGTACGTATGTTCAGGTGCAAATATTGCACCGACGTACTTTACGAGGATGAATTAACAACCCATGATTGCAATCAGGAAGAAGAATAAAAATGAGCCTTGGAAATGGCACTACAGTAAGTGGTCTTGGAGCCACTAACGACGACGCCCACAACGTCGATGACAAAGGTAACGTTCAGATTGACTTCGTGTGGGGTAACTTCCCACTCGCGCCAAATGATGACCGGACCGATAAACCAATCCTAAACACTGCCTCATATGGCACTAACCTAGATTTCACCCTTGACAACCACGTCATTGTTGAAACTGGCTGGAATGGTTACCCACTATACACCCCAAACACTACCGGTTCGGCTGCTGCTGGCTCGTACGTTAACGGTGTAGAGGTTCCTGGAGCAATTTACCTCCAGTTCCCAGTTATCCTTGGTGACCTAACTGCTGTTGCAGTAGACAACCTAAACGATGCTGGTTACGCATTGGCTAACATCACCACTGCTTCTGGTGCGACTAATACTGCTGGTAACATTACCCGCATTAACGCAACTGCTGCTGGTGTAGCTAACGTGTATGCAACTAGCGCTGACAGCCTATACCCAGTAGGTACCCAGATTACTATCCAGGCTGGTACTCCAGCAGGTAGCAACCCTGTCAACGTTCCAGCAGCCTTCCTTGGCTCATGGTACGTAACTGGTAACGGTTCGGGCTATGTAACCATCGCAGGTTCTGGCTTCACTGTTGCTGACAACACCGGTATTAACGCAACTGGTACCCTAAAGGGTAGAACTGGTTCTATCAAGGCGTACACCCTTGGTGCAGGTACAACTGCAAACCAGACCACTGCTTCAACCATCACCATCACTCCTTGGGCTTAGTCGATAGATAATGCCTGACCTCGAGGGAGCGACGCCAACCGGCTATGAAGATGCCGCGGCGTCCTCCCTTGAGAAGGGGTTTATATCAGACGCAGAGTCTAAATCTTTTTACCAAGAGTTTCCTAACTCTGGTTACTCTCAGCAGTATGACCCAGATGATTATGGCCAACTAGAGGACGCAGAAGCTCCTGCAGCTCTGACTTCTGTACCAACTTCTTCAACTAACGTTCGTAGGCCTCGCACAGTAGCTGCGGGCTATGACCCACAACGTAAAGTACTAACAGTTATGTTCCGTGATGGAACACTCTACAACTACTACAATGTAGAGCCTGGTACTTGGAAGCTTTTTGACAACTCGTATTCAAAGGGCCCTCTTCTAAATCTTTATAATAAGGGTCAATATGACCCTGGAGTTCTCCTGGTAACTCCACATCAATATGGTCCAGCTGATACTTCAAACGTTAGCTCGGATGTATTGGCAACTATTTATCGTGTTGCGCGTTCAAGCCAATTCCGATATGCTTCTAATAAGGGAACAGTGTACCGCACTGCTCAAGGAAAAGCGTATACTGCGCCTAAGTCCAAAGGCGGACGAGCCCCTAAAAATAATCCACCTGCCTCGAAAGCACATAAGCCCCACACACCTTAAACTATGCCAAAAGTACACAACATCGGGAAACAACACTTTATACAATTTATGCGACTACCTGCTAAGTGGGGATTAAGGGTCGCAGTAAAAGGCTATACTCAAGAAGTATTAGAGCCATTTAGAACATCTGAGCCATGGATTATACGGTTACCATTTTACCGAGCACTTATAATAGGTAAGTGGACAGGAACACAGCCCGATGAAGTATCGGCATTAGAGAACGCACTAAGAGGACGGATATTAAACGATGAAGATTTTGACAAAGAAAAAGGATGGACCCCAGCCAAGTACGAAGATGCAGAAGAGGGTATCTGGGATTGGGACGTCTGACCTAATCATGTGGGCTGAAAATGCCTTGTTTGTGTTGGGCAAAGAAATTACGCACCACCAGCGTAATAAGAGCATGGACTCTTTACTAGAGGCTGAGCTGGGTGCCGAGGCACTTCTGGCTATTGTGCGTGAGCTAAAGAAGCGTGCTGAAAATGAGTGGTAAATTCGAAGACGAAGACCTAGACGATGACTACGAGGATGCCGCCTGGGCCCTAGATGAAGAGGACCAATTTGAGGAAATTACGCCTCAAATGTACGCTGAGGAAGAGCTTGACGAATTTGAAGAGCTTGACCAAGACGATGACCTCGATGAGTTCTCTCAGGAGTTTGTAGATAAACTTATTGATAAGATGATGCAATTTATGGTTGTCCTTGTCGGACATGACCTGCACCCATATCAAAAACCATTGGCTAGACGTATGATGGAATCTATCATCATTAACGATGGTGAAGAAATTACAGCCCTAGCTGCACGTCAGTCAGGTAAGTCAGAAACTATTGCTGACACAGTATCTACGCTTATGGTGCTCCTTCCTAGACTTGCTAAGATTTACCCTGAGCTATTGGGTAAGTATAAAGACGGCTTGATGGTGGGCTTGTTTGCTCCTACTGAGTCACAGGCTGAAACTTTGTTTAGCCGTACTGTAACCCGACTTAGCTCGGAGCGAGCTTTGGACGTCTTGAGTGACCCAGAAATCGATGATGTTGCTGCCAAGGTTGGTGGTGTTACAAAAATGATTCGACTTAAGAAGTCGGGCAGTAGCCTAACAATGATGACTGCTAACCCTAGGGCCAAGATTGAGTCTAAGTCGTTCCACCTTATCGTTATCGATGAGTGTCAGGAAGCGGATGACTTTATTGTTAACAAGTCAATCTCTCCTATGCGTGCTTACTATGCCGGTACCATGGTTAAGACCGGAACTCCTACAACTAGCAAGAACAACTTCTATCGTTCCATTCAGCTGAACCGACGTCGACAAACAGGTAAACGTGCTAGACAAAACCACTTTCAATGGGACTGGCGTGACGTTTCAAAATATAATGATAACTATAGTCGTTTTATTAAAAAGGAAATGCTTCGCATTGGAGAAGACTCAGATGAATTCCAGATGTCGTACAACTGCAAATGGCTACTTGAACGCGGAATGTTTGTCACGAGTTCCATCATGGATGAGCTTGGTGACACGTCTCAAGAGCTCGTCAAAGTCTGGCATCAAACCCCTGTTGTGGTCGGAATCGACCCTGCTAGAAAGATGGACTCCACTGTTGTCACAGTTGTCTGGGTGGACTGGGACCGTCCCGATGAGTTTGGCTATTTCGACCATCGAGTCTTCAATTGGCTTGAAATCCAAGGAGACGACTGGGAAGAACAATACTTCCAAATAGTTAACTTCCTGAGTAACTATGACGTTCTAGCAATTGGTGTAGACGCCAACGGTGTAGGTGACGTAGTAGCTCAAAGACTTAAAGTTCTGATGCCTCGTGCAGAAGTTATACCATTAACTTCTAGCCAGTCAGAACAGTCTAGTAGGTTTAAACACCTACAAGCCCTGATTCAAAGGGAAATGCTTTCATTTCCTGCCCACGCTAAGACTCGTCGCTTGAACCTCTGGAAACGTTTCTACCAGCAAATGATTGACGCCGAAATCCAATACAAGGGTAATAACTTTACCGTTGCAGCCCCGAGAGAAGCTTATGCTCACGATGACTTTGTTGATAGTTTGGCTATCGCTTGTTCTCTTACAAAGGAACTAGTAATGCCAACCGTTGAGGTTGGTAGCAATCCTTTTTATTAAAAATTTGAGTTCACACAGAAAAATCCTCTGTAAAGCCCCAAACTAGTAGAGGAAATACTCGAGTTTTCCATCCCCATATTTAAGGAGTTCCCCATGGGTATCGCCCCTAACCCAATGTTCCCAGAGCGTGCACCACAAGGCTATGAAATCAAGCCTACCGGCAATGAAGAGCGCCGTGGCCCACTACGCTTTGAAGAAGGTATTGCGACTGACACTGACGTCCCTACCGACTTCCAGAAGGGTATCATGAACGGCTTTGCTGCCGCTCCTGGTCGCCCAAACCGCAACGCCCCAGTATGGCAGAAGCCAGCTGCTGAGACTATGTCAGAGCGTGCACACGTTGGTTCAGCGTCATGGATTGAAGCACCTACATTCTTGGGTGAATTTGCTCACGGTTCGTTCTCACAGAACGCAGAGCAAGTCATTGAAACCAAGGTTGTTTCAGGTGGCCGCGTCCAGCGTCTAAACCCAACCGTCGTAAACGACTAATTTCGAGTTTAACAACCTAGCCTCACTTTATTTACTAAAGTGAGGTTAGGAAGTTAATCTTTGAGGAGCAAATTGGCTGACGTCCCTGTAAATGAAAAGCTTTACGCTATGGTTGTAAGCCAGGCTAAAGCTAAGTACCGTATTTACCCGAGCCCGGGTGCATCGCACTGGGTTCACCGACGTTATCTTGAGCTTGGCGGCAAATATATTGACTCTGAAGAAATTGCAGAGCGTAAGAGAATCATGCGTGCCTGGCAAGAGAAAAAAGCAAAAGCTCACGGGCACGGCAAAGATGATGACAAAAAGGATAGCAAGTAATGTCATTTCTTGATTTCTCGCCCCCAAGCTACAGAGCTTCATCATCTGACCTTACCATCAGCATCTCCCCTCTGGGTCTTGTAGAACTTGCTGACGAAGAGTTTGAGGTCCACGGTCCTCGTCTAAACCGTTACTCGCTTAACTGGGCTATGTATCTTGGCCACCACTGGGGCTATCGCCGTGAGCAGGGCGAAATGCAAATCTCGCTCAACTACTACCGTGCGTTCATTGACTATATTGACCGCTTTACTTTTGGTAACGGTGTTCACTTCCGTTCTCCTAAACTAACCGAGGCTATCATTCCTAACCGCTTAGAGCGAGTCTGGGAAATTGATAATAACAAGATGAACGTGCTGCTTGAGATGGCACAGCTTGGCTCTATTACTGGTGACTGTTTTGTAAAGGTTGCTTATGAAGAGCCTTGGGAAGACAGCATTGGCCGCTTCCACCCAGGACGTGTTCGCGTTCTTCCGCTGAACTCTGCTTTCTGTTTCCCAGAGTTCCACCCACACGACCGCTCACGTCTGCTCAGATTTAAGCAGAAGTACCGTTTCTGGGGCACCTCGCTAGAAGGTACTCGTCAGGTATTTACCTATACCGAAATTCTTACCGATGATGTTATCGAAGAGTACGTCAATGACGAACTAATTGACAGCAGACCTAACCCACTGGGCCAGATTCCTGTTGTACATATTCCAAACATTCCTGTATCAGGTTCGCCTTGGGGCTTGTCAGACGCACATGATATTATCTCGATTAACCGTTCATATAACGAAATCGCAACCGATGTTGCTGACATCATCAACTACCACGCTGCTCCTGTTACCGTTATCGTTGGTGCAAAGCAAGGTAACCTTGAAAAGGGCGCTAAGAAGGTTTGGGGTGGTCTTCCTAAAGACGCTCAAGTATTTAACCTTGAGGGTGGCGCTGCAGGTCTAACTGGAGCTATGCAGTACATGCAGATGCTTAAGTTGTCAATGCACGAAATGATGAACGTTCCTGAGACCGCTCTAGGCCAGGCACAGCCAATCTCTAACACCTCTGGTGTTGCACTTTCTATCCAGTTCCAACCTTTGATGAACCGTTATGCTCAAAAGGCGGCAGTCTATGGTAAGGGTCTTGAAAGAATCAATGAGCTTATCATTCTTAACTTGGCAATTAAAGAGCCCGACACTCTTCAATATAACCCGGATGAGGATGGCCCAATTCAGCCAGGTCAGCTAGATAAGCTTGACCCTAATGACCCGTTGACCTATTTGTCATACGCTCACTTCCCACCACCTCTACCTCTAGACAAGTTGGTTCTTCTTAACGAGCTCCAGCAGAAGATGTCTATGGGCCTTGAGTCTAAAGAAGGCGCTTTGCGTGCTTTGGGCGAAGAGTTCCCAATGGAGAAGCTTGCTGAGATTCGTTCTGAACTTATTGACGATGCTCAAAGCGAAGGTGCTTTGAACTTGGTCAAGGCAGAGATTTCTAAACAACTTATGGATATCACCGGAATGATGGTTGGACCTGATGGTTCAGCTACTCCAATGGACCCAACTATGCTGGGTAATGGAGACGTTTTGGGTGATGGACAACTCGGTCCGCAGGGCCAGGGCACTGATGCCCAAGGTGACGCTGAAGCTTCGCAAGAAGAGCTTCAGGCTGGCGACCAGATACGACAGACTTTGATAACTCAAGCTTATGGAACTCAAATTCCATCAAGGCGAACAGTTGACAAAGATTAATGACTTTTTTTAAGGCATTATTGAGTTAAGGCACAAAAGTATAAACTTTTGCGTTTTACTTATCTTATAACAGTTAAGGTCTAGTGGCATTAATACGGAAAACGACCATCGAGAATGAAAAGAGGTTAGCCTTATGGCTGATTTGGAAAACACCCCAGAAGTAGTTGAATCTACTGTACCATCTCCTGCAGAACTATTCGCAGAGGAAGCTCTATTGCCAAATACTGACAAGGTTGCTGAAGCAATTCAGAAAGCCCGCGCTCAGGAAAAAGATAAGCTATACCCTCAGCTTAACAAGCTGCAAGAGGAAATTAGCCTACTTCGCAGAGAACGCGAAGAGCGCCAAGCACTTGATGCACAACGAGCTGAAAAGCGCAAACAGCGTGAAGCAGAGCGTGAAGCAGAAAAGAAAGCTAAAGCTGAAGAAGAGATGTCTTTCAAGAAGCTTCTTAAAACCAAAGAAGAAGAATGGGCATCTAAGCTAGAATCTGAGCGCGTTGAGCGTGAAAGAGCATTCGCCCTTCTTGAGCGTGAGCGTGAGTTCCAAGAGCTGCAGCAATATCGCCAGCAGCGTCTAGAGCAAGAACGCGACAATATCATTCCAGAACTTATCGACCTTATTTCTGGAAATACCCGCGATGAAATCGAGCAGAGCATCGCTGGTCTAAAAGAACGCTCTGCGAAAATCTTCGATTCTGTTGCGCAAGTTGCACAGCAGAGCCGCAAGGAAATGACTGGTTCTCGTATTACGATGCCAGCCTCTGGACCCCTCGACAACGACTCGGACTCACGTATGTATTCACCTGATGACATCTCTAAGATGTCGCTTCAGGACTATGCGAAGAATCGTTCCAAGCTAATTGGAAATAGCAAAAACAGTGGACAGGGATTGTTCGGGTAATTAACCACCTAACCTAAAGACCGCTTCTGAAAGGAGCAAAAAATGGCAGGTTCTGCTATTACAGGTACCGGTGCGCTTGCAGGTGCACCTACCGCTTACTCAGGTTCGAACAGCCAGCTATCGCAGGCTATTCAGACCATCTGGTCGAAGGAAATTCTGTTCCAGGCGATGCCAATTCTTCGCTTTGAGCAGTTTGCAGTTAAGAAGACGGAGCTTGGTGTTGCACCAGGTCTTCGCGTTAACTTCCTTCGTTACAAGAACTTCAGCGTGGACCCAACTCCACTAACTGAAGGTGTCCGTATGACCACCAACGCTCTAACCGCAGAGCAGATTGCTATCACCGTTGCTGAGCACGGCTATGCAGTTGCAGTTTCAGAACTGCTACTGAACGCTTCGTTCGACGACATCATGGCATCGGCTTCACGTTTGCTTGGTCGCCACATGGCACAGTACCTTGACGTACAGGCACGTGACACCCTTTCGTCTGCCACCTCGGCAACGTTTGGTTATGACCGTACTGCATACGACGGTGCTACCAACTTCAACCTATACCAAGAAGGTAGCGTTGCTACCGCTGTGTCAGGTTCGAACACCTCTGTGGGTTCGGGTACCAACGCAGGTAAGTACAAGTTGACCACTGGTGCCATCAAGGACGCTGCTCTTGTTCTTGCTTCAAAGAACATTCCTCGTCTAGGTGAGACCTACGTCCAGTTCATCCACCCTAAGCAGTCTCGTGACCTTCGCTCGAACCCAGAGTTCATCGAAGTCACCAAGTACGCTGCTCCAGGTAACTTCATGTTGGGTGAAATCGGCCGTCTATACGACGTCGTGTTCATCGAGACCACTCAGGTCAAGAAGTACGCTACTGGTTCATCGGTTACTGACTACACCTCAAAGGTTGGCTCAGTTGCAGACCAGACTGGTTACCCTGTAAAGGCTAACACCAGTCCTGGTCTTGGTGGTAACCCAGAACTAGCTCAGTTCGGCAACGGCGCTGGTGGTACCGGTTCGGCTTACCCAACCGACACTACCACTCTTACCGCTGACGTGTACGAGTCAATCATGATTGGTGACAACGCATTTGGTCACGCAATCTCGCTTCCAGTTGAGCTCCGTGACGGTGGTGTGCTAGACTTCGGTCGTGAGCACGCTCTAGCATGGTACGCCATCTGGGGTCTAGGTATTATTACCGACCAGGCTATCAACAAGGTTTACACCAACTAATAGCCAAAAAACGTCGAGGGGGGCCCGCAAGGGCCCCCCAACACAAACAAACAACACACTAAAACAGGAGAAAAATATCGTGGCAAATAAACCCACTAGTCCACAGGACACAACAGGACGCGCAGTCGAAGAGGCTGCAAAGCGTAACGCAGCAGAACTAGCTGCTCGTGCAGAAACAATCTCACTATCTCGCGCTGCAGAAGCAGCAAGTCTTGAGAATGAGGTCTTTGACCCAAAGCAACCAGACGCTCCAATCTTGCTTGACGAGGTTGAGGAGCTAGGTGTCAATGTAGCTGCTGACGAGTACATCATTATCCGTACTATCTCGGATATCGAAGACATGACTTATGGCGTAGTTAATGGAGCCCCACAAAACTACACCTTTAAAGCCGGAGTTAAGTACAAGGTGCCAGTAGATTTGGCTTCATACCTTGCACGTCTAGGTTATACCTGGAAGGCTTAACACCCAATTAAGCTGTCCGTCCTGCTAACCCCCGCCTCCTCGTTAGCAGGACGGACTTTTCTTTTAGCGTGTATTTCAGGACTTTTTAAGTCAATATAAATACAGAATGTTTTGGAGGATTTATGGCTAATATTACAAGCCTAATCTCAAGAGTTAGAGTCGAGCTAGGTGACCTAGGCAAGACTTTCGTTACCCATATCACGGGTGATGGAATCAATAACCGATTCAACCTCCACTACTCTCCGCTGGACGGCAGAACTGTAGTTGTTAAGCTGACTCTAGCTTCTAATGGCACCACATCTGACATTACCACCAAAGCTCACATTGAAGAGTCTACTGGTGTTATGGTGCTTCTACAGACAGATAACGTTACCCCCCTTATTCCTGCCGTTGGTGACGTTCTTACTATTAGCGGAACATACTTCCGATACTTCACTGGCGCAGAGCTTACTCAGCTTGTTAATGACGCCTTAGTTCAGCACTCGCAAAATGCACTGGATAGCACAGGCCGCAAGGTTACTATCGATACTCTTCCTGCAAACGAAGAGTACCCGCTAACTATCTACGCGGTTACGCTTGCTCTTTACACCCTAGCTACTGATGCTGCATTTGATATCGATATTGCTGCACCTGACGGCGTTAGTATTCCTCGTTCTGAACGTTACCGCCAGCTAATGGAGATGGTACAGACTCGACAGTCTCAGTACCGTGAGCTGTGTGCTCTCATGGGTATCGGCCTTTACCGCATCGAGGTATTTGACCTCAACCGCATCTCAAAGATGACAAACCGACTTATTCCTCAGTATGTTCCTCAAGAAGTTGATGACCGCTCATACCCACAGCGCGTCAATCACCCAGCTCCTACCCTTGGAAATGCCCCTACTCCATGGCCTACTGAAGCTGGAGAACTTACTGCTTACCAGGGTATTGCGTTTAACACTGCTCTTACTTTCAACGACAACTACGCTGGTAAGACGTTTATTGCTAACTTGCTCAACCAGCGTGGTTCAGTGCTCGTGGTTCAGCCAATTGCACTATCGGTGGCAACTACAGGAACTAGCGTAATCACTGCAGCTTCTAGAACAGCTAACAGCACTACAGTCACTCTCACTACTGGTGCTCCTCACGGCCTTACTGCCGGAGCTGCGGTTGTAGTTACTGGTGTAGACAGCACGGTAAACGGTGGGGGAACTGTGGCTACTATTTTAGATACTACCCACTTCACCATTACCAGTACTATAAACACCGCTCTAGCCCTGACTGGGTTGACTGGCCAGGTCGAGACTAACGTTGCTAAGAACTACACGTTTACCTTCAACCTAACCTCTGACCAAACCCTAAGACTGGCAGAGCGCACTTACTGGTCGCTTTCTACTGTCGATACGTTCACTAATGAACATATTGAAATAAAGGGCGGCAACTTCTTTACCGTACGCTCGAGCACCGTTGTACTATAAACTTATATTAATTGGAGTAAAAAATGCCTAGAAAAACACTTATACAAAATCGACGAGACACTGCAGCTAACTGGACTAGTGTCAACCCAATCCTTGCTTCTGGTGAGATTGGCGTAGAAACTGATACCAACAAGTTTAAACTCGGTGATGGCACAAGTACTTGGACACAGCTGGACTATCAAACTGGTACCCAAGGGCCCGCAGGCCCTACTGGACCACAAGGTCCTCAAGGACCGCAGGGAGAGCCGGGAACTGGCGGAACTGCTAGTTTTAAGTACCGACCCGATGATGCTCAGTATGTGTACACCATCAATCATAATCTTGGGTTTAACCCAAATGTTAGCGTTATTGATTCCAGCAGTACGGAGTACTTTGGTGAGGTAACGCACATCAATGTCGATACTCTGACAATAACTTTTACCAAAGCTGTATACGCTACTGCTTACCTATCTTAAGGAAATGAAATGTCCAAGTCATATTTAACGGGTATAAACCTAAACGCCAACCCTTTGATGAACGCAAAGGTGCACGTTTGGGGCAGCTCACCCGCTTCATCACCAAACGTTACTCCAGACGGTACTACTGCCGTAGAAGGTATGATTTCTTCTTATCAGGGAACGTTATACGTATACAAAGGCATTTCTGGTTCTGGAGGTGCTTGGGCTGCCCTATCTATTACAAGTGGAACAGTTACTGCTGTAACTGGTACTTCCCCGGTTGTTTCTAGTGGTGGAAATACGCCTGCAATCTCTTTGGCTTCTGGTTACGGAGATACTCTAAACCCATACGCTTCTAAATCTGCAAACTACATTCTAGCCACCCCTAATGGTACCACTGGCGCACCTTCTTTTCGAGCCCTTGTTTCTGCTGACCTCCCATCTATTGGTAATATTACAAACGCTGGTGCTATTGGCTCTACTTCTGGCCTCGTAGCAGTTACTACTACTTCCGGTGTACTAACTACTGCTACTAACACAAACCAGTCTTCTTCAACTTTCCTTCGAGGAGACCTTACTTGGGTAACTCCTACAGATACTAACTATTACCCTACTGCAGTAACAATGACTGCAGGAACCACTGCTGGACCACTCGTTGGTCTAACAATGAACTCTGGCTCAGTGACTTCGGCTGCTATTCCGGCAGCAGGTTCTGGAGCTTCTGGTGTGGTTGTTACGGGTGCCCAGACATTCGATGGCGCTAAGACATTTACGAACCAAGCTACGTTTAACGGTGGTGCGGTAATCGCTGCTGGTCAGACACTAAACATGACCAACAACCGAATTACTAACCTTGCTGAACCTGTGTCAAACAGTGATGCTGCAACTAAGTACTACGTAGACAACGTATCTGTTGGTGTTAATGCGCACGATGCTGTTGCGGGTGTAGTTGCTGGGTTTACTGGCACATATTTTCCTGGTGGCGGTACTGCAACAAGCGTATCTGGTAACGTTAACACAAATACTCTTTCTGTAACTAACAGCGGATTTAATATTGCAGTTGGTCAAACTGTTGCAGGTAGCTCAAACATTCCTACTGGAGCTATTGTAACGTCGGCAAGCGCACCTAATGGTACTGGCATTACAGTAACTATTGACAAAAACTTAACGGGCACTCTGTCTGCAAACCCATCTATCACTTTCTTGGGTGCTGATGGTGGCACTGGTGTTGGCGCAACGCTTACCGCTTCTGCCGTTGGAATCCTTAAATCATCCGATACTAACAGCCAGTACTCTTTTGTTGCTGGTGACCGTGTTCTTCTATTGTCGCAGACTACCTCTACTCAAAACGGTGTATACGTTGTAACCACTGCTGGTACAGCTTCTGTTGCTGCTGTATTGACCCGTGCCACAGACTATGACAACAGCGAATGGGGCGACATTGCTGCTGGTGACCTAGTGTATGTTATCAACGGTGGTAACGGGGCGGGAACGTATACTTACGGAGGTACTCAGTGGGTTCAGACTACTAAAGGTATTGCAACAATTGGCTCCGGTGCCAACATTAAGTACAGCGTGCTTATCGGTACTGACAGTCCTTCATTCACGCAGTTCTCTGGTGTAAACACTGTTCCGTTTGCTACTACTACCTCCGTGGGTATTGCATCCTTCTCAAGCACCTATTTTAGCGTAAATGGTGTTGGTGGAGTTAGCCTTAGCAGCCTTGGTGCTCTAAACGCAGCTTCAGCAACCAGTGCTACAAATGCAACTAACGTTGCCACAACGTTAGCCTCTTCTAGCTCTACATTTTACCCTACATTTGTAGGAAGTACCACAAACGGCAACCAGGCAATTAACAACGCTACAACCCTTAGCTTTGTTCCTTCTACTGGTGCCCTAACTGCAGGTTCATTGATTGCTGGAACTTTAACCGGTGTATCTGGAACATCGTTGGACATTTCGACCCCAGGAGCCGCGACCAGCTCTAACGTCACTATTAAAACGGGTGCAAGCTCTGCCACTGCTTCTGGAACTATAACAATTGCTACTGGAACAACTAGCCAGACTGGTGGTACTTCTGGAGCTCTTACTCTAAATACCGGTACTGGTGGTGGTACTGCAAACAGCTCTGGTGCCATAACAATCCAAACTGGAAACGGTTCAGGAACGTCAGGTAGCTCTGGAAACGTAACTATTGATTCGGGCTCACAGAATGGTAGTGGAACTTCTGGAACTATATATCTTGGTAACAATTACTCACCTACAATATCAATTGGTAGAACTTCAGGAACAACTACCACTATTTACGGCGCAGTCCAGATGCCTCAAGTTGGTACTTCTGGTTTTGTGAAAGCCGGTGCTAGCGGAGCGCTGAGTACGTCAACTATTGCGTATGGTGATTTGCCTACTACATCGCTGACTGCTGTCACAACTACTGGTATTGCTCGTAAAACAACTGCATCAGCAACTACCGGTGCGGGAACCACTATTACCGTGAACCACGGTTTTGGCCAGTGGGTTCACGCTCAGTTGTTTGATGCAAGCGGTAACCTTGTTGAAGTTGATATCCAAAACAGTGCAACCAGCAACGGAACAACCATATTTACCTTTGCTGTTACTCAGGGTGCTACAACATTTAACTACGTAATTATTGGATAGTATTAGTCTATGACTAAAAAATATTTAAACAATATCGATTTAAATGGCACACTAACTATTCAAGGTTCTGGTGGAACTAATGGATATTTTTTAAAAACCGACGGTTCGGGAAATATTTCTTGGGCTTCTCTATCTGGTTCCCTTGGGTATGTTGGTGGCTATCAAACTACTGCTGCGGCAGGTACGTCAGTTGCGCTTACAGGAATAAACTCCTTAACTAGCACGTCTACACTTACACTGACTACTCCAAGCATAGGTGCGTCCGGTGGTACCGGGTCATCAACTACACTAACTTCAGGAAGCGTAACCGTTAGCAATGCTTCTGGAAGCTCTACTAGCGGTAACACTGTCATAACCTCTGGTGCAGCAACGTTATCAAACGCCGGTAACTCGAGCGGTACCGCAACAGCTGGAAATATCTCTTTAGATACTGGCCTTGCTTCGGCTGCTAATGGTTTGGCATTTGTAAACCAAGGAAGCATTTCAATTGGTGCTGTAAACTCGACTCAAATTCAAATAGGAAACTCGACTAGCACTACTCTACTAGGTGGCCAAACAACTTATTCTGCAGGAACTTCATCATTTCCTCCAATAAAACTAACTTCTGGAACAAATACCGCATCTGCAATTGCTGGAGCAATTGAGTACAACGGTGACTTACTGACCCTTGTTCACTCTGGAACTGCAGCGGGTAGAAACATGGTTCAGGCAACTGCTTGGGCATATTCAAACGCAAACTCGACCCCTGCAACAACCACAACTCCAGTATCAATTTTTCAAGCCGGTGCTCAGAAGCTCACGCTAGAAGCAGGAAAGACTTATTACTTTAAGCTTAACTTAGGATTTATTGCTACATTCACTTCTGGTACTGCATCTATTCAACTAGTACCTACTTTCTCTAACGCACCTGTAAGCATTAACTACACTGCCCTATATCACCCAGGAACTGCGGGTAACGCGCAGGCATATAGAGTTTCATCAACAACCGCAACTGCAATTAGCCCATCAATTACAGCTACCCAAACCAACGCTGGCGTAATTGTTGAGGGATATTTCCAGTCAAACGCTACTACAGGTGGAACCGTTGAATTTAAGTTTCAAATGTCTACTACTGGTAGCTCTACGGTAGTAATTAACGGCTCATACCAGCAAATTACCAAAATTGGTACTGGTGTTCCTGCTGTGGTTTCTGGTGCTTGGGCTTAATTAGTCCAAGTTTAGCCGTACAATAAAAGAAGACTCTAGGAGATACAATGCCAGCAAAAACTACTATCAAACTTAGGGCGGGAACCCAGTCTGGCTGGGCTAGCACCGCCATGACTCAAGCCCTAACTAGCTCATTAATTACTACTGATGCTAGTGGTAACTTGGTTGCTAGGTATACCATTACAGGTTCTAGCCACACAATTACTGTTGGTCAAGTTCTTACTATTACTGGCGTTACTGTAGCTAGCGGCAACCTTCCTTACAATATTTCTGGCGGTGTTGTTAGCGGAATTGCCACTACTACGTTTGATATCAAAGTTCCTTCTGGCACTACTGCTGGTGCAGGTTCTGGCGGAAGCGCCGTTCTTGTTGTTCTAGCTACTGGTGAGGCCGCTGTTGAGACAGATACGTTTAGCCTAAAAGTTGGCGATGGCACAACTGACTGGACAAATATTCCATATATTGGTGTACCAAACTTCTATTTAGTCCCTGGCCAAACATCTCTTTCAAATTCTACATCTCCACAGGATTTGTTTGAAAAAAAACTTCCACTTACTCCAAATACTAACTACCGATTTAAAATTGAGTTTATGCTTGTAGGAATTACTGGAATTAGTAAACACATTACTTTTTCTTTTAAACAGAGTGGTTCCGGACTGACTGGTTGGAACTTTGCTAGACTTCAATGGTCTGGTGGTACAAACACTAGTGGTACGTATGGTAAATCTACTTCACCTTTTACTGGTTTTGGATTTGCCGCAACAGTTGGGGCAATTGAAACCGGCTTAATTTTGTACGCAGACAATGCTGACGGTATTGTGTACGCCACAATTGAGGGCATTTTTCAAACTGGTAACGGTCCCTCTAACTTTGAGCCTAGACTTACATTCAGTGCTACACCGGGAATTAGTGTACAAAATCTAGCTGGTAGCTATGCGACCGTTGAGCAACTATCCCCTGCAACGATTAACTCCAAGGGTGCTTGGGTCTAGTAATGCGTAGCTCAGACGTTCAGGGTAGATTTAATATAGATTACGAGGCAAAGTCTCTTTACGAAGGGATTGCTGAAGACCTGGGCGGCACCGTTGGTACTGAAGTTAGCTGGTGGCAATGGTCAGATACCTACTTGGCAGAAAACTACACTGATATCGTAGATGATGTCTATGACGTATCTAGCTCAGTTGTTGGTAAAGGTCGAATTTGGCAGTCACCAATCACCGTACCAGTCGTAATGGCTCAGCTTATTCGTTCAACCAACGTTATGAACGAACGTGGTTTCTATGTGTCGGATACACTTCGTCTAGTTATCAATATTGATACCATTACAGAATACGTTCCGGATGTTCTAGCTAATCCTTCTAACCACATCAAGGACCGCATCGTTTATCGTGGAGAAGTATTTGTTCCTACTCGCGTACTTCCTAGAGGTGCGTTTGGAACTCGCTACGCTGTTGCAACTATTGACTGCAACCAGATGAACTCTGAAGAGTTGGTCAATGACCCACAGTTTCAGGCTTACGCCTCACCTTCTGTGGCTGATTTTAGAACTTATGGATACGGAAATGGCGCTTATGGCGCAGATAGCTATGGAGAGTAATTATGCCACTTGTTAAGCCAACTATTGGTCAGATGAACTGGGGTACAACCCTAAATGCTGCCCTTGATTACCTAAACACTGACACATCTTCTATGCTGAACTTGGGCAATAGCGTTATCCCAACTACTGATAACGCAGTTACTCTTGGAAGTTCTAGTAAAAGATTCGCACACCTATACCTTGGTCCTGGAACCCTAAACATCACTGACTCAGTGCTAAGCACTAACGCTGCTATTACGGTAAGCAACGGTGTATTTAACATAAATGGAATTACTCAAGCTCAGCTTCCTAGTATTAAACTTACTACCCTAACTTTTGCTGACAATACCTCCATGACAACGGCTGCTAAGCCTTTATATAATGGTTCATTTGAGAGCACAGCTTTACAGGTATCTGGTGGAACGACCACTGCTAACCTTGTTACTGTAACTGGAGCTACAAATTCAAAAGGTATTTCGTACGATAGTGGTGCTACCAATTCTAAAATTACTTACGCTAATGCTGGGGATTATTACATAAGTTTTAACGGTCAATTTAGGTTTTCTGGTGGAGCTAGCTCATATGACGTTACTGTTTGGTACGCAAAAAACGGAACTCCAGTAACTAACTCTGCTTACACCTACACTTTAACAAGTGCCCAAAATTCTCAAGTACTAGCTAACATAACAGACATAGTTACATTAGCTGCTGGAGATTATATTCAGTTCTATTGGTATACGTCGGTAGCTCCATCTACGGGACCAAATGGTATTTACCTTTACCCAACTTCTGCCGGAACTAACCCAACTAGACCGGGTTCTCCAAGCGTAAATATTAATACATATAACGTAGGTTAATATAATGCCTTTCCTTTCTCAATCTCAGCGTGCATGGATGTACGCAAATAAGCCAGAAATGGCTAAAGAGTGGGAAAAGCACACCAAAAAGAAAAAGAAACTACCTAAGAAGGTAAAACATGGCAAGTAAAACTGTTAAAATTGCAAAGACTAAGACTTCACGTCCTAAGAAAAATGGTAAGGCACCAGAGACTGTTAAGTCTCACCACTTGGCCAAAGCTACTGGTAAAAAGGCAAAAGGTGCTGTAAACACTAGCTCAAACTACGGAGTAAAATAATGCAACGCCAAAACCACAAGATTAAAACAAATGAGAAGAACACTCGTGACCGTATCGGTCGCGGTGGCAAGACTGTGCTGGGTAAGCACGCTGGCCACGTTCCAAAGCCGCCAAAGCGCATTGAACCAAAGAAGGGCAAATAATGGCTGAGAAGAAGAAGCACGCTAAAACTGCTGCTTGGACTCGTGCAGAGGGCAAAAACCCTCACGGTGGTTTGAACGCCAAGGGTCGTGCAAGTGCTAAGGCTGAGGGACACAACTTGAAAGCTCCAGTCAAGTCAGGAAATAACCCTAGACGGGCTTCTTTCCTAGCTAGAATGGCCGGAAATCCTGGTCCTGAGAGAAAGCCTAACGGTGAGCCTACTCGTCTCCTGCTGTCACTAGAGGCCTGGGGAGCGTCATCTAAAGCAGATGCTCGTAAGAAGGCTGCGGCTATCCGCAAGGCCAACGAGGGCAAAAAGAACAAGTAATGGGCGCCCGTAAAGTTGCTCGCATAGTACATACCGTTGTAGGTATTACTAGCTCTGATAACCCCGCTGAAAAAGCGGGCAAGGTTGTAGCTGCTGCGGTAACTGCTGCCCACCCAGTTGTGGGACGTGTTCTCAGAAAACCAATTCGTAAAGCAACTGAGGCAGTTGTAAACAAAGGAATTGAAATTGCAAAAAAGCCTGAAGTTCAGGCAGCTGTAAAAAATACGGTTTCCACCGCAGGTCGCCACGCTAGGTCTTTAATGGACCAGGGAGTGCGAAAAGCGAAGGCGTTTAGAGAAGGTAAAAATGGCTGAAACTAAGAAATTTGGGCCCTATAAGGGTTCTGCTGCTAATGGTGGCCGCCCTATTTATGTATATAAAACTAAGGGCAAAGATGGTAAATGGCACACCACTTCTAAGAACAAAGCTCGTGCAGACTACGAAGGCAAGCACGGTAAGCTACCTAGAGATACCGATGTTGACCACAAAAACAACAAGCATGATGATGACCGTAAGTCTAACCTACGTCCTCTAAAGCATGGTAAGAACACCGCTAAAGAAAACAAACGTAGAGCTGGTAAAAAATGATTTATGATGATATGGTAAAACAAACGGGCATAGACCCGTTGGCTCCACAGACTTTTGAGCAATACCCGCCACTTAGTGCGGAGCAGCAAAAGATTGTCGATAGAATAGACCCTAAGATTATAGGCCAAGTGGCAGAAAGTCAGGGAATGTAATGCCTGAATGCAAGTGCGACAACTGTGGTTGTGGCAAGAAAGAAGAATCAAATGGCAATGTGTAAGTGTGGCAAGTGCACTGACTGTAAGAAGCGTATGGCTGACAAGAAGAAGACTGGCAAGAAGATGCCACCATGGATTGGCACTGCTGCTGACAAGAAGCAAGACGCTAAGACCGAAAAGGGTATGACTCCTGCTGAAAAGAAAAAGTTTGAAAAGGCAGACGCCAAGATGGACAAGGACAAGTCTTTGACCAAGAAGGAAGACACCAAGAAGGACAATGCCTTGGCAAAGCGCATTAAGGCAGCCGACAAAGGAAAGAAGAAGAAG